TTTGTTTGTTAAAGACAAGTATGTGTCTGAGGAACTAAGAAACTTAGCAAAAGAACTAGACATTATATTTGTTACAGCATCGCAGTTAAACAGAGCGGCTGTGGAAGAAGTAGAATTTGATCACAGTCATATTGCAGGTGGTTTAAGTAAAATTAATACTGCTGATAATGTGTTTGGTATCTTTACAAGTCGTGCTATGCGTGAACGTGGTAGATATCAAGTACAGTTAATGAAGACTAGATCGTCTAGTGGTGTGGGCAGTAAGGTAGACTTAGAGTTTAACTTAGAAAGTTTAAGAATTACAGACCTAGGTGAAGAACATCAATCAGACAACGGACAACCGGCACCAAGTGAATTAATGAAGTCTATTAAAACAACTACAACTGTAGGTGAAAAACCTGTAGCAGAGCCCAAGGGCGATCAACCTAAAGTACAAGGTGAACTTCAGAGCAATAAACTCAAGCAGATGCTCAATCAAATTAAAACGCAATAATGTCTAATAAATTCTGTAGATTTCTATCCAACGGAAAATCTTTAATGTTAAAACCTGATAGTGGCCTTAATGTAAGACCTTGCTGTTGGTATAAAGGACCTGATCTAAGAACCTTTGATGTTACAGAAAAAGAAGAATGGCTTCCAGGCTGTCGAGTATGTCAGGAACAGGAATCAGCAGGGCATCATAGTTATAGACAATCTAGTTTTGAAATCATTGATAAAGATTCTTCGTATTTAGATATTGCTATAGACTATGAATGTAATGCGGCCTGTGTTATGTGTGGCCCGCATTTAAGTACAACTTGGGAAAAGTTAGTTACTAATAAAAAAGTTTTAGAAATAAAAACAAACTTGTCTTATGAAGAAGAACTTCAAGAAATATTAACCACAAACGATTTAGATAGATGTCAGCGAGTAAAGTTTAGCGGTGGCGAACCTTTCTTAACTAAAACATATCAACTTGTTTTAGATCGTATTACTAATCCAGAAAATGTTACAGTTTGGTTTACAACAAATGGTAGTGTAGAATTAGACGATGATACTTTAGAATATCTATCAAAGTTTAAAAATATATTTTACGAAGTAAGTATAGATGGCATAGATAAGCAATTTGAATATATTCGCTGGCCTTTACTATGGAGTAAAGTATCACAGAACTTAATTAATTTAAAACAACGTGCTCCTGGCAATTTAATATTTAGAGTTAGCCATACACTTAATCCATTTAATGTTTATTATTATGATCGAGTAGAACAGTGGATTAATCAAAACTTAAAAACAAACAGAGAAGGAGACCCTACAGATATTAACATACATCCTTGTTGGGGTACTTGGGGTCTAGACAGAACTCCTAAGGCATTGAGAGATGTTATAGATAATAATACTATCAGCTCTCTGTTAAACACACAAGCACAATCAGACATTACTCCACTAAAAGAATTTGTTAATAAATGGGATCCAATAAGAAAAACTAATTGGAAACAAACGTTTCCGGAAATTATTGATTACTTTGAATTAGATTAACAAAGTCAGGTAAGTAATCGTTTATACTAATACCTTTAAGCTCGTCCTGCTCTTTAATCTTTTTTAAAAACATATTAAACAATATGTCGTGCCGGTCTTGATGATCAGAAAAAAGATCTGAGTTAATTTTTTCTTTGATATTTTGAGGTAAACTGTTTACATTAAACCAAGCAGGCTTATGTACAATATTATGGTTATAGCGAATATCATTATCTTTAAACCATTTAACAGTTTCGTTGTAATACATAATATTCATATTACTGATAGTATAACTAGCACAGAGATCAATATTTAAACTACGATACAATTCTATATTCTTTTCGAGTTGATTCCATTTTAACGGCCATCTAAGATATTCATGTACTGGTCCAATGCCGTCGATGCTTAAACAAAAATTTAAATTTGTAAGTTGAGATAATATATTAATTTGACTTTCTTTGAGTTTAACACTACCATTGGTAACCATAGTAACAAAACAATTAGTATTGTTATAGTCAATTAATTTTTGCAATATGTTAAAATTGCGTGGTTCATATAATGGCTCACCGCCAATTAGACTAATTTGTTTTAGATTTGCCCAGTCAATGTTGTTAAGTTCATCCATTGACTTAGTTTTATTTTCTATAGATACCTGTTTCAATGAACCCCAAGTAGTACTAAAGTAAGGATCACACACAACACATGCGCCATTACACTTTCTACTGGTCCAGATCTTTACAGATTGTAATGAATTCTTTCCTTCATGACAGTCCTGTTCTATTAATTTAATATCTCTATTACTTTGATAATCAAAATTTCTATTTTGTAAGATTCTATCACTTTCTAATCCCTGATCTTCTAAATCCCAACAAGCCTGACAGGCAGGAGTCGCTATATCATTTAGTAGATCTTGTTGTATTTTTTCTATATCAGGGCTAGGATTATCTTTTAACAAACAGCAAGGAGTCTTAGTATTATCGATGTTATACTCCATGGTATAGAAAGGTTGTATACAGAAATATTTACTCATGAATGTATTTAACCGGTAAGTATTGTGTCTGGATACTTTTTATAGTATAATGACGATAAATACTATCACTAACGGAAACTTAACTTATGCAACGTAAAACAAAAAGTATTTTAGATGAATTGAGCTCAATGCACATTAGCAAGGACAAAAATCACTTAGTTGAAAGTCGTGCTAATAACATTATCCAATCTGCTATCAATATTTTTGAACAGATTGATAATCTTTATACTCGCGAACAAGCAGAAGATTTACAGCGTAAGTTTGTTAACGCAATCAAATCAAGAGACCCTAAAAAGTTTGCTCGTTCAGTGAGACGTAAAGATGAAGATTAATGAAGGCGGAAACGTATTCAAAGATGCACAGGGTACTCCTTTAACTCAGCGAATTAATCTTGCTGACGTTAAGCCAACTGTAAAATATCTTGAATCACTAACAGGCTTACCTCTACTAGACAACATGCTAGGCTCAACAGGTAAGAAACCTACATCGGGTGATTTAGATCTTGCTGTTGACGCTTCAAAACATACCAAAGAAGAATTATACAATAAACTAATATCACAAGGTGTAAACACAACTGATGTTGCTAAGTCAGGCGATAGTGTACACTATAAATGTCCTATTAACGGTGATCCACAAGACGGATATGTACAAGTAGACTTTATGTTTGGTGATCCTAAATGGCAACAGTTTGCCTTAAACGCATCACCTGACTCAGAATTTAAAGGTGTACACCGTGCTATTCTATTAGCCAGTATTGCTAAAGCCAGAGGTATGAAATGGTCATACAAATATGGATTAGTATCAAGAGAAACAAACAAAGTTATATCAAACAATCCAGATGAAATTGCTAAGATGTTAATTGGTGGCACACGTAAAGATCTAGCCAGTGTAGAAACTATTATAGCACAGGCAAAGAAAAACAATGACTACGAAGAACTAGTAGCAGACGCAAGAGAAACGTTTGCCAAGGACGGACTACAGTTTGAATCTGTAGAAACAGAAGTGCATTGGATTGCTCGAACAAGAGATAGAATAGTTAATCAAGGCATGAGTGTAATAGTTGAAGCGGCTAGAATTGAACATCCAGAGGATATGATTTTTAATGATGGTTCTAGAGGTGCTCTTAGAGCTGTACAAGAATTAAACAACCTTCCTAAATCAGCACAAGACATCACAATCAAATGGGACGGCAAGCCGGCAATTATATTTGGACGTGATGAAGATGGAAACTTTGTGCTAACAGACAAGTCAGGTTTTACTGCTAAAACATACGCTGGACTTGCTAAGTCACCAGAAGAACTAGAAAAGATTATGCAGATGCGTGGCGGTGATCGTACAGAATTAATTAACATGTATAAAGCATTATGGCCAGCACTAGAAAAACAAACACCAAAAGGTTTAAATGGTTACTTCAAAGGTGACTTACTATATGTAGGTACACCACAGAAGCAAGGTAACAAATATGTGTTTACACCAAACACTGTAACATATTCAGTAGACACAGACACAGACCTAGGCAAACAGATAGGTGGAAGCCAAGCAGGTGTAGCAATACACACATTCTTAACAGATCCTACAGACTCAGGACAACCGTTCCACGCTGTAGAAAAATTACCAACTGGCTCTATATTATTTGTAGGTCCTAAAATGAAAGAAACACCTACAGTAGATTTACCAACAGGCAAATTAGATCAAATTGCATCTACAGTTAAAAGTAATCAACGTGCTATTGATAATTTCTTTCAACCAATGACACTGAGAGAAAAACAGTTAAGCGACTTACCACAGTTAATGAAACAGTTTGCTAACTTCAAAGTTAGAGAAGGTAATTTTAATAACATGGCTGGCAACTTTGCTAACTGGGCAGTGACCAAAGTTTCAAAACCTAAAGGTGATAGACTGGTCGCTTATGTCAGCGAAAATATGAAAGTAGTTGAATTAATTTTTAAAGTGTTTAATGCTATTGCTGTTATTAAAACACAGATTGTTAGATCACTAGATAAACAAGGTGGTGGTATATCAGCAACAATAGATGGCGAGTCAGGTCACGAAGGATATGTAGCAGGTGGTCTTAAATATGTTGATCGTTTAAGATTTTCAAAATCAAACTTTGCAAAGAACGTATAATGGACTTTATTAAAGACATAATTGAATCAAGAATGTATCGTAGACTTAATCAAGTCAAAGGTACCGACGTAGCTACATTAGGCGGACTTGTATTTGATCATTTAATGATGCTTAGAGCTCTATACTACATTGATAAGCCGAAGGCTGTAAAGTATGCTAAAGAAACAATTAAACAACAAAACTTTAGTGGTTTCAGGCAGTCAATGACAGACTTATATAACTTTCTAACATTAGTAATGCAACAAAGACAGTACGCAGATAAACTGTTTAATGATTGGGATCTAGTTATTCCTGAACTAAGAATAAAACGTATCCTTAGAGATCTAGCAGACGGTAAGATTGATGAGCAAGATTACAATCAACTATTAATGTTATTACAGAGACGCATTAAAGGATTAACCAGTGACCAAATGTGGTTACGCAGACTAGTGCAGGACTGGCATAATCGTATTAGTAAAATGGATCGCAAACAAGCAATTATGCGTATCCTACAGACAGTAAGACGCCCTATTAACTCTGACTTATACATGCTTTTACAGAGTGCTACAAAAGTAACTCCAACTAACGCATAATGTGGGGATATTTAATTGGCCTGTGTATGATGGTCGACGGTGAGCAAGAGTGTAAAGACGAAGCATTTGTTCCTAACTTCACATCACAAACAGCCTGCGAAGTACACGCAATACTACAAACAACTATAATCAACTATGATCTTGTACACATAGACGGTGTTTATGATATATGGGTAGCACCCACACAGTGTATTGATGTACCTGTGAGACCATCAACAGATTTTTTCAAAAAACTACACTGAAAATACTTCTAAATTGGACTAAATAAGTTTAGGGAAGAAATAAAATCCCACACATTAAGGAGATATTATTATGGCAGTTTTAGTAAACAACGCAACAGTTTCAGCTTCACAAGGCTTAGGTCCAACTACTTACGTATGTACAGTAGCAACAGGTACAGTAACAGTAGCGGCGGCTTGTACAGAAATTCAAAACGAAGGCGGCACAATCGTAGCAGTTGAAGGTACAGCAGACGGTTCATACGTTTTAGTTCAAGGTGGTCCAACACCAGCA